TACATATATGACCGAAAAACAAACTGCGTTGCTTGAAAAATTAGCAGCGGGGCTCAATGGTGAAGACTTGGAAACCTTGACGTCAATTCTCAAGAAGTTCACCGAGCCAAAGAGAGGAGACTAATGGTAGTAGATAAAGATAAGTTTATAAAGCTCGTCCAAGAAGAGTGCTATGGCTTGTACTTTTTTGCCAAAGAGATAGGGATGAGCGTCAAAGAACTAAAACAAAGGTTGTGGAAAAAGCAGCCATTCAGCATGGAGGAAACAAGACAAATCCTTGCAATGTTCGGTGCTGAAAAGGTAGAACCCACAATCGACTGGGAGGCACAAAAGAATGTATGCAGTTCAGAGTGAACAAACGATACGAATCTATGACTCGTTTCTATACCGAGAAAGCATTCGAGAAATAGACGGCAGGGTATTCGATGCTGACGATAAAGCCTGGGTGATACCGCTCACGGCCAAGAACGCTTACACGGTAGGCTTGCTAGGAGCGACGCTTGACGAAGAACTACAAAAACTAGCAAAGAGCGTCACGGCAACAAAGCAAACGAAAAAGCACCCGGCACCGAGAGTAAAGGCGACGCTATATGAACATCAGCAGAAAGCCTACGACTTTGCCCTAGACACCCTGGAAAGGAACAAAGGACTAGCAATACTTGCAGACATGGGTACGGGAAAAAGCCTAATGACCATAGCGATTATTGGAACGCTAGAAGCTGAAAGCAAGGTCAAAAAACTTCTAGTCGTATGTCCCAAATCAATCGTGGGAGTGTGGGAGTCGGAGTTTAATAAGTTTGCAGATTATCGGTATGCGTTGACGGTTTTGGAAGGAACGCTCATGAAAAAACGTGACACTTTCGGTTTTATGAACGGCACGGCTTTGCAAGTAATCGTTGTAAATTACGAGTCAGCGTGGCGTCTTGAAAAGGAAATCGCCAAGTGGAAACCAGATGCAATTGTGTGCGATGAAAGTAGCAAAATTAAGAACCCCACGACGGCACAGTCAAAGGCACTACATAGGCTAGGCAAAGATACCAAGTACAACATTATTCTAACAGGCACGCCTATCACGAATAACCCCTTGGACTTTTTCTCACAGTACAAGTTCCTAAACGAAGAAATACTCGGTGGAAGTTATTACTTATTCCGTAACAGGTACGCTGTGATGGGTGGATACCAAAACCACCAGATTATAGGATACCGACACCTGGCAGAACTGGTTGAAAGAGTACACGATATTGCCTATCGCATCAAGATCGAAGATGCCGTTGACCTGCCCCCGTTCATTGATGAAACGCGAACCATCATGCTAGAACCGAAAGCACAGGCAATGTATCACCAAATAGAAAAGGACTGTTATACGGAACTAGCAAACGAGGGCGAAGTAACTGCAAGGAATGTCCTAACTCAACTCTTGCGCTTGTCACAGGTGACTGGTGGATATATCCGAGATGATGCAACAGGTGTTGCACAAAGAGTCAGCGACGTAAAGTTGGACGCGCTTGAAGACATAGTGGACACTTGCATAGATGAAGGGAAAAAGGTCGTTGTCTTCGCAAGATTTGTGCCAGAGATAGAAGCAATCGAACGGATGTTGCAGAAGAAAGGGATAGGCTATTCGCTAATCTACGGAGCAACAAAGGACAGGGCGGAGCAAGTCAAACAGTTCCAAGAAAACGATGACGTAAAGGTATTTGTTGGACAACTTCAAACGACGGGAATGGGTTTGACGCTGACCGCAGCAAGCGTGGCGGTGTTCTATTCGCTAGACTTCTCGTATGCAAACTATGAGCAGAGCCGAGCAAGAATCCATCGCATAGGACAGAAAGAAAAATGTTTATACATTCACCTAGTTTGCCGTGGCACGGTGGACGAAAGGATAATGCAAGCACTCCAAAAGAAAGGGGATATTGCAAAACTGATGGTGGATGACTGGAGGGAACTAATCAATGGCTAAATACAAAGACCTAACAGGGAAACAGTTTGGTAGGCTTACGGCAATAGAACGATTGCCTCCCCACGGAAAGAACTCGGCGCTGATGTGGGCGTGCAAGTGCGAATGTGGTGGTTCAGCAATCGTGAGAGGCACAGACCTAACCAACGGACACACAATGTCTTGCGGATGTTACAGGAAAATGCAACGCAATATCCCAAACAGTCAATTAAGACTCCATAGAATATGGGGAAATATGAAACAACGTTGCACGAACCCTAACACGAAAGACTACCGCTACTACGGCGCAAAGGGCATACAGGTGTGCGATGAATGGCAAGAGTTTGAAAACTTCTTCTACTGGGCAATGGCAAACGGCTACAAGGACGGCTTGACCATAGAAAGAAAGGATAACGACAAAAACTACGAACCAAGCAACTGCACTTGGATACCTGCAAACCGTCAGCAAAGGAACACGGCAAGGACAAAAAGGTATAGTTATCGTGGTAAGGAATTCACGCTTGCAGAACTGTGTCGCATTTTCGGTCAGCCACGCAGCACGGTGGAGAGCCGAATGAAGAAAGGAATACCGCTCGAAAGGGCGTTAAAAGAAAATGGGAGGTACAAAATGAACACGCATCTATTGGAATTGTCCGATAAGCTCAAAGACTTAAGGACGAAGAAAAGCGACTTGGAAAGTCAGGTCAAAGGTGTCAACGAAGAAATCGATAATGTGACGATGGAAATGATTGACTTGATGACCACGGAAGAGTTGACGTCATTTAATCGCAATGGAACGACGTTCTCACTTGTGACCCAAGAGTATCCGTCCCCAGAACCTACAAGGAAAGGCGAACTATGGGAAGCTATGAAGAAAAACGGCTTCGAAGATTTGTTCACTATCAACAGCCAAACCTTGTCGGCAACGGTAAAGGAACTCATGGCGAACAACGAAGGACTTCTTCCTATGTGGCTTGAAGGACTCATCAAAATTGCGGAGAAGAATAGTATCCGCGTTGCCAAATCAAAAAAATATTAAGAAGGAGATAAAAAACTATGGCAAACGAAATTGTAAAGAAAGACGAAAACACGGCAGTAGCATACGGAGCAGAGGTAAACCTTGGGGAAATCTTTGCAGAAGAACTTGACGGACTTACCCCGTCATTTGACCGAATCAAAATCCCCGCAGGTGGTGGACTTGCATACGAAGTCCCTGGTGATGAACCCGATTCGCCCGATAGCGTAAAAGAGTTCAAGGCAGTAATCCTTTATCATCACCCCATTAGTTGCTACTACAAAGACGACTACACGGGAGGCAACAATCCGCCCGATTGTGGTTCGATGGACGGCAAGATTGGTGTGGAAGCTGAAACGGGTTGCATTAAGCCTTGCGCCGAATGTGAATTTAATAAGTTCGGTAGCGGCAAGAACGGAGCAAAAGCATGCAAGCAGAAGAGACGCATCTACGTGCTTCGTGAAGGAGAGGCACTTCCTACGATTCTTTCGCTTCCTACGGGTAGCCTTGGAGAATTTAGTAAGTACGTAATGAGATTGCTCTCGAAGGGTAGAAAGACCAATGGAGTAGTGACCAGGTTCTCGCTCAAGAAAGCACAGAACAGCGGTGGCATCAACTACAGCCAGGCGGTATTCGCTATGGATAGAACGCTTACGGCCGAAGAAAGCGCTAACATTATCCCGCTTTCGGAGCAAGTCAAAGCAATGGCAAACAAAGTGACTGCGCTTGACGAAGAATAACCGAGAGTTTGTCAACGGGGGTAGACAGGAATGTCTATCCCCCATAGACAGATTTGTCTAGGTGGGGTAGACAGATTTGTCAACCATAATAAGAAAAAGGAATAGTAAAACTAATATTTTTTGGAGGAACTATGACGGATAAATTTGAAAAGGTAAAAGCCGAAGTTAAGATAGCAGACGTTGTGGAGCGATTCGGCATAAAACTGGACAGGAATGATAAAGGGCTTTGTCCTTTTCATCACGAAAAGACCCCGTCGTTCTCGGTAGACAGAAAGAACAATATCTTCACTTGCTTTGGGTGTGGGGAAACGGGCGACGTCATAACCTTTGTAGCAAAGTTAAAAGGCATTGAACCATTAGAAGCGGTTAAACTCCTTGCAGAAGAATACAGAGTGGACATTGAGGAAAAAACGCAAGCAAAAAAGCCTACCGTTAAGGAATACATAAGACGGTGCTTAACGGATATTGACAAAACGGACTACTTCATTAAGCGTGGACTTACGAAAGCCACAATAAGAAAGTTTTGTCTTGGCTATGATGAATACAGGAAAGCGGTGGTCATACCATATTCGAGCAAAATGGAGTACTACCAAACACGTGGTACGGAAGATAAGGTGTTCTTCAAACCTAGAACGGAAGACGCAGGGGCAGAACCATTATTCAATATAGAAGGGTTAAAACTCCGAACCAGAGAACCCATATTTGTGGTAGAAAGTCCCATTTGCGCTATGAGTATTTATCAGAGCGGTGGAAACGCTGTGTCGACGTGTGGAACGGGTGGTTGGCGTAAACTCGTTGATGAAGTGAAGAAGAAAAAGCCAAATGGTGCATTTATTCTTTGTATGGATAATGACGAGCCTGGCAAAAAAGCAAGCCAAATCCTGGTTGAAGAACTATCAGCGCTAGACGTCAACGTAATGGAGTACAACATAGCAGGAGATAAGAAAGACCCTAACGAACTGCTTATTGCTGACCCCAAGAAACTAGAGGTAAACGTCAAAGAAGCAAAGAAAATAGCATTAGAGAAGTTCGCAAGCTCAAAGGACAGTTTCGATGCGTTTTGGTTGCAAGGTGCGGACATACCGCCACCTTTATGGATCGTAAACAATGTACTTCCTCAAGGCTTGGCATTACTATGTGCGCCATCGAAAGCGGGGAAGTCGTGGATGGTATTCGATATGGCATTGTCGGTAGCAAGGGGTAAAGAGTTCCTAGACTTTACGACAAATAAGTGTGGAGTGTTGTACTACGCGTTAAAAAACTCAAAATACCAATTGAAAGAGCGAATGATGAAACTTCTTAAGAAAGACACAGCACCGAGCAATCTACGATTTATAACCAAGACGGAAACGATAGACGGTGGGTTCTTTGACTTATTGAAAGAAGAGTTAAAAGCACACAAAGACATCAAACTCGTTATCGTGGACACATTGCAAAAGGTGAGAGGTAAGGCATTGAGCAACGAAACGCTGTATGGTGGTGAGTATCGTGAAATGGGTGAAGTAAAAGAACTTGCCGATGAGCTGGGAATATGCTTAATGTTCGTACACCATACCAGAAAGCAACTAGATGAAAACGATGTCTTCAATATGATATCGGGTTCAACGGCGCTCATGGGTGCAGCCGACACCATTATCGTAATATCCAAGAAACGTAAAGACGAATTTGCGACGCTGACGATGACTGGGCGTGATATTAAGCAAGATGACCTAGTCATATCGTTTGACGAAATGGAGTGGCGTTGGCAAATCAAAGGAACGGCCGAAGAGATGGAAGCAAAGCGTGAACGTCAAGAATATGAGCAGAACCCTGTCATCATAACGATAAAGGAACTTGTGAAAAGGAATCCGTTGACGGGATGGAAAGGTTCGGCAAACGACCTACTCAAAGCAGTATACGATATAACAGGAAAACAAGTGGCAGAGTCAGCAACCAGCGTAGGTAGGCTGATAAGTAAGTATGAGTATAAACTTCATTGCGATGATATTGACCATAAAGCGTCAAAGAGCGGAAGTCGTGCTCACACGTTTACAAAGATAGTAAAGGGCATAAATTACGGATACCAAAGAACCATGTACGATAGAGATGATGAGTAGCAAATACCCCTCTTATAAAAGACAAGTGTCCAAAGTGTCCAACCGTCCAAACCTAATAAAAAGATACCCTTACGAAGCCAATATAGTGTCCTAGTGTTTAAGTGTACAATTTGGACACTTGGACACTTTGGGCGGTAAGTGCGTAAAAAGAGGCAACATGAAAGAAAGTGATTTGATAAAAGCAATAAGCAACTACCTAAAAAGCATTCCTGACTTGTTCTTTTGGAAAGAGCACGGCGGTATGTACGGCTCGGCGGGAATCCCAGATTTAGTAGTTTGTTATAAGGGAAGATTTATTGCTTTTGAAGTAAAGGTAGGTAAAAACAAGCCAACGGTACTTCAAGAAGCAACAATCAGACAGATATTACGGGCAGGCGGATATGCCGTGGTCGTAAGAACAGTAGAAGAAGTAAAGGAAATAATCCAAGCGTTTAAGAAGGAGTAACAATGGCAACGGAAGAAGTAAGACAAACAATTAAAATAACGGAGGAAGCTCTATACGATTATGAGTGTCTGTTTGCGATTCCATATAACAATTTGAAAAGCGACTTGGCATGGGTAGAGGAACACTTTGATGAACCAGAGTATTTAGCACCCATAATGCCGAGAGAAGATATAAAGACGGAATGCGCCAAATACATAACTATAAACAAGAGTCTTCAAAACGATTACTACTTCCGTGCCAAATATTATGACGAAACCAAAGAACGAATGTTGATGTTATTCTTTTACAAGGGTGAGAAAGGGATAATAAAAATTGACGAGGAAGAAGTCCCATATCAAGAGTGGAAACTGAAAGGGATATGCTTTGCCGAAGATTGGTCGGAAGAACAAGAAGAGAGTGGTTTAATCCGCAATTGGCTAAAAAGAGATATCCAAGACGAAGAACAAGAAGATGATTGGGTATGGACTGAACGCATAAGAGAAAGAGAGCGTTTGCTTGAACTTGCAATAGAAGGATATGTGGATGTGGAGGATAACATGGCAGAAGTAAATGAGCTATTGAAAAACTATAAAACTAACAAGTCAAAGTTGGCGGTGATGGATAAGACCCCAGAGTTAGAATTACTTAAAAAACAAATGGACTACCTGGACGAATGCATAAAAACGCTTGACCCAGAAGAGCAAGAGTTTATAAGAGAAATTTGCGTGTATGGAAAGTCATTGCAAAAAGTTGCAAGAACACTTGGATACTGCAAAGGAACTATGCAGTACCGAAAGAGAAGGATAGTTAATAAACTCAATATCTTGTTTGATGGAAAGACGTGGTAATTTTCATACGATTATGATACGATTATGATACGATTTTCATACGAAAGGGGTCTGATACGGGTGTATAATAATAGTGCAAGTAGTTAGGAGAAATAAAAAATGCCAAGAAAACCAAAACGACCGTGTTCGTATCCTGGCTGTCCCAAGTTAACTGATGGGCAGTACTGTGAAGAACACCAGAAGCTAGTAACGGCTCAATACAATAAATACGGAAGAGATAATTTCACAAAAAGTTTTTACAAGAGCCCTGCCTGGTTGATGACAAAAAAGAAACAACTAGAAAGGCAACCATTTTGTGAAGAGTGCTTGAAGAAAGGCGAACGTGTGAAAGCCACCATGGTCGACCACATTGTTCCCATCAAGCAAGGCGGTGACAAGTATAATCCGTCAAATCTGCAATCACTATGCTGGGCGTGTCACTCACGCAAGTCAGCAGAAGAGGGAAGCCGATGGGGGCGTAAGCCGAGAGGCTACGACAACCCGTGAGGGGTAGGGGTAGTCAAATCTCTACAGCTTCTCACCCTAACAGCGGGGCCGCA